CGAGCTATTCAACATTACCCGAACCGTTGACATTGAGAGCGTACAGGACAAGATCGGGGCATTGACCAACTTTGGGTTAAAGGTCTTATATCAGGACATGTTAGCGAAGATCAAAACAAAGCGGCAGCTATTCGGTGACGCTTTACTCGAACTGGTACATAGATTGCTTGCACTCAACGGAATGCCAGCGGACGAACCCGGGGTAATCATTTGGGACGAAGTGCTCCCAGTGAACAAGAAAGAAGAAATCGAAGCCTTGAAAATGGAAATCGAACTTGGTACAGTCAGCGTGGAAACAGCGGCTACAGAACTTGGACGCGTGTATAAGACCGCTGACAATAACGGGGAGTTTGACAAGATTCAGCAAGAAAAACGATTGGAACAAACGAACAGGGCTAATCTTGGTTCGTTCTTATTAGACAATTTTGAAGCGAGGTAATTATGGCTAAAAAAATACAATTTGGCGGTGAGTTATTACGGGCAATGGAATTAGAAAACGGTGGTCTATCATTAGTCACCGGATCTGACTTCCTTGTCAAGAATGTGTCCATTGGTACAGGCGTTGCGGAGTCGGGCGAGCTTGACTGTGGGGAAGGTATGCGACTGGTAGCATATTATCTTGGTACTCCATTGGTATCTACTACAATGACCTATAAGACAGGGCATACCAGCGGTTCAAGACAGGTACTCCGCAAGGATAGCACTGTTATATCTGATACAGTTGCTTCGTCTGTGAGTGTGAGTCTTGACCCTGGCACATTCTACCCATGGCGGTACGTTTCCTTTGTGGCTGGCACCGTTCAGGGTGGTACAGCTTGTGCAATCGCGGCAATCTTAGCATCGATCTAAATACCCTAAGGGCATGATATGCTACCTGAAGAATTAGCGCAACGTCTGGAGAAGATACGCGGTTCGTTGAATAGTGTTCAGCGGGCGGCTATATTGCGTATTGTCAATTCGTACAAGTCAACCACGCGCTATCTTGACAGTGACATTGACCTGCTTATCAAGGAATTGACGGGCGGGCAATTATCCGTTGCGGACGTGCAAAAGCTCAAAGCCTATAAGCGATTGATGAGCAACACAGAAGATGCGCTCAAGGAATTCTCATCCTATCTTGGGGTAGACATGCGCAATGAGATGTCTAAAATGGCGTCGCTCGGACTAAGTGATGCGTTCGCGCTGATACTTACCCAGGGTGACGTGTTACGCGGTGTTCTGAATAGGGGTGCCAACGAAGCACAACTCAGAGCCTTGATAAACTACCTTGACCCTGGAAAGCCATTGTACAAGCGCTTGCAACAATACGGGCAATATAACGCTGAGTACATCAGCAAGATGATTCTGGATGGTGTTCGTGGTGGCTACAATCCAATAACGATAGGTAGGTCAATCCGTGACGCGTTCGGAATGGGTCTTACTGATGCAATGCGTATGATGCGAACCGTCCAGATATACAGTTACCGTGATGCGAGTCACCTGAATTACCAGAACAATCGCGATGTTGTCACTGGTTGGATATGGTTTGCGGAATTAGACGATTTGACTTGTATGTCCTGCGTTTCTATGCACGGCACATTTCACAGCGTCGATGAAACATTGGACGACCACCATAATGGGCGCTGCGTACCGATTCCCGTCACAAGGTTATCCGACCCGTTTATTAAGGACGGGGCAGGCCAAGAATGGTTCAATCAAAAATCCGAAGCAGAACAAAGGCAAATGATGGGTGCCGGTAAGTATGACGCGTGGAAGGCTGGTAAGTTTGAATTTAGCCAGCTATCCAAAGAGACTGAAAACGACGTGTTCGGAATGATGCGTGGAGAAACACCACTCAAGGATTTGATTGGCGAACCTTAAAAAATTAGAACAAATGTCTAGAACACTTGTATTATTATAAATATTGTGGTAATGTATTGGTATTATAAATTTACGTCTACTTTGACGGCATAAACAAGGAGAAACAAATGACTGAAGAAATCACCAAAGAAGCTAACACCGAAGCACAAAAGCCAGAGAATGTTATTACGGAATCCTCACCGGAAACAAAAGAGGCAAAGACATTCACACAGGCAGAGTTAGACAAAATCATTGCAGAACGTTTAGAACGCGAAACAAAGAAACGCAAGGACGCAGAAGCAAAAGCACGAGAAGAAGCAGAACGTGACACATTAGCCAAAAACCAGGAGTGGGAAAAACTCGCTAAGAAACACGAATCCGAACTACTCGCAGCGCAACAAAGACTCAAGGAACTTGAACTAAACGAACTACGCACAAAGGCAGCCGCGAAGTACCAACTCCCACTAGAGATAGCGGAACGATTACGCGGAGAAACATTGGAAGAACTCGAAAAGGACGCGGAGGGATTGAAAGCACTTATTCCCGATGCGAAGTCTCAAGGCAAGCTGAATCCTACTGTACCCGGCAGTGGTGCTTCTGAAGCTAAGGAGACAGACCAACAAAGACGAAAAAGATTAGGGTTTTAAAAACCCATATAGGAGACAAACAATATGTCAACAATTAATGCATATTCTGTTGTATCAGCTTTAGCACCAAACATTCAATCGGATGCGATTTTCGTAGTTCGTGAAGCAAGTTTGATGGCAAAGCTGGTCAAAAGTTTTAATGATACACAAGGATTGAACCCGCGTGTTGGGTATGCTTACAATCAGGCAACCGCTAAGGACATCGCTGAGGAAGACGATCTAACTTCATCTGCCTTTACGCCTTCTGCGGATCAGACCTTAACACCATCGGAAATTGGAGAACAATTTTTCGTTACCGATTCCCGTGTTGAGTCTGAATTACCTGAGAACTGGCGCAACGATGCCGCACAGGAACTTGGATTAGCCGCACTGGATAAAATCGAAACCGATTTGCTCGGCGAAATGGCTAATCTGACAGGTGGGACAATCGGCGCGTCCGGTACTGTTATCACCTGGGGCTATCTGTCAGCCGCAATCGCTGTTGCTCGCATGGCAAACAAAAATGCAGCCAAACCATTAGCCGCTGTTATTCATGGTTATCAGTGGTCTGTACTCGCCAAGAGTGCAACCCTCGCTGGTGCAACCGTAGCCGCAACCGCACCAAATTTCCAGGATGAAATCACCGCTCGCGGTGGATCTGGAGTATTGGTCGCAACATTTATGGGCGTTCCCATTTACCAGGTTTATGGTGCTGTTGATAGTTCTACCGACTTCACTGGTGGAGTATTCCCGCCTGAAGCAATCGCGATTGATTGGAGACGTCAAATCCGTGTTGAAGCGGAGCGTGATGCTTCACGACGCGGTACTGAACTGAACATGAGTGGCATTTATGCTCATGGTGTGTGGCGTCCTGCTCGCGGCGTGAAAATGATCTTTAATGCTGCAACACCATCAAGCTAATAGGAGGCTAACATGGCAGGACAATTTGATGTAAATATCGTTCAAATCCCCGTCGTATTGACCGGGGCTACTGAAATTCCATTGCTCAAAGTACCATCAACCGGTGGAGGTATCACCGTTCAATCAGTTTATATGATTAACGCTGGTACTACCGTAGCACCGCGAATTATTACCATGTCAAGCGCAGGAACACCTGCTTTGAGTGGCACTATCGCGTCATATTCCACAGCAACCGGAACTATAACTGAATCTGCGACAATTCCAGCGGCATTTGTTATCAGTGATGGTTGGGTCGATGGTGGAGAATGGATTGGATTTGATCAGACTGGTGGGACTGTACCAGCCGGATCATTCTTCACAGTCGCTTATTTGACTGGTAAATAGTATGGATGCGAGTGGATAGGTCGTTAACACCGAAAGCGGTTCACTCCAGCCGTTTCCACTCGCTTACCTGGAGTACGTGATAGGAGGTCACGAACATGAGAATACTTTGGATGAGCAATGCTCCGTGGGTGCAGACTGGTTATGGAAATCAGACTAAGTTATTTACTCCACGTATAAACGAATTACCAGAACATGACGTTACAATTTTTGCGTTCTATGGACTATCGGGGTCAGCACTAACATGGAACGGAATGAGAATACTGCCTCATGGCCTTGATATGTACGGTCAAGATATTATGAGTTCACATGCCAAGAATACAGGCTCACAGGTCATCATATCGCTGATCGATGCTTGGGTGTTCAAGGCAAAGAACATCATACATCAGGATATAAAGTGGGTGCCATGGTTCCCTGTAGATAGTGAACCGTTGCCCGTTCCTGTTGGGGATGCTATTGCAAACGCTCACAAGCGGATCGTATTTTCGCGCTTTGCAGAACGAATGGTCAATCAGCGAGGCATGGATTGTTATTATGTTCCCCATGGCGTTGATACAAAGATATTCAAGCCGTTAGACAAAACAGGATTGCGCGAAAAGTACGGACTGCCTAAAGATAAGTATATAATCGGGATGGTAGCAGCCAACAAAGGCAATCCACCACGTAAGGCATTCTATTCACAATTCCAGGCATTCTCCGAGTTCAAGAAACGCCACGATGACGCGTTTTTGTATCTGCACACCACACGCGGAGAACATGGGGAGTATGAGGGTATAAACATTCCGGCGTATATGGCATTCTTGGGACTGAAAGAGAACGTGGATTTCAAGATAGCCGAACAATACACGCTGGTGTCCGGTAATTTTGGTGATGAGAACATGGCTGAATTGTATAACTGCATGGACGTTCACATGCTTGTCAGTATGGGCGAAGGCTTCGGTATTCCGATACTGGAAGCACAATCGTGCGGTACACCCGTCATCGTTGGTGACTGGACGGCAATGAGTGAATTGTGCTTTGGTGGTTGGAAGGTCGAAAAGAAAGACGCGGAGTTGTTTTATAGCAACCTGGTAGCACACCAATACAATCCCCACATGCGCGGCGTGTTGAATAAAATGGAGCAGGCCTATGAAGTCAGGGGTAACACACTATACAACGAGAATGCACGCAAAGGCGCGTTGGCTTATGACGTCGATAAGATTGTTGAGAAATACTGGAAGCCTGTACTAAAGTCAATCGAAGAAAGTTTACCCGAACCGATAGAAACGAAGATGCGTAAACATAATTGGAGTAATACGGGTGTCTATAATGCAGATGGTACAATATCATTCCCGTGTATTGACTGCTTCGACGAATTGATGTTCAATCCTGAAAACAATCACAAGTATGTTATCAAGAACGGATTCAACCATAAACCAAACGGCGTTGAGTTGGATTTGGAAGACCATCCAACGGGCGGCGTGACAAAGATTATATGTCGCGAAATCCAGAACGATTACAAGTTGGACTTGGATTACAAAGACGGTGACGTTGTTATTGACATCGGCGCTCAGGTTGGCGTGGTGTCTGCTTATCTCGGGAAGAAATATCCGTTTATTAAAATCATTGCACTGGAACCAGTCAAGGAAAACTACGACCGCTTGATTAGAAACTTAGAAGCAAATGGGGTGAA